GCGGTCCCTGCTGCGGCGCAAATCGCGGTGCCTGCAACGGCGCCGTGCTTGACTGCAACTTCTGCACCCATCTTGTCAGCGATCATCGCGGACAGGTCGAACGCAGCGTCGTTCACCAACTCATTGGTGACCTGAAGAATGATTCCGTACTTCACCGGGGTCAGGCTCAGCGCGCTCAGCGTGCCGTCTGACTCGGTGATCTGTGCGGCTTCAGCAAATGAACCCGCGGTTCCAAGAGCCGTGACTCGTGGGAACTGAAGGTTGTTGCCTGTGCTCACATTGTAAACCGAGACCACATCTGGATTCAGGTAGGGATTGACCTGACCTGCAACCACTGAGACACGGCTGAAAATATCAATTGGGTTTCCAAGTCCTGATGCACGAGAAACATCGCGCTTCTCAAAGGTCTTGGACCCGCCGTTGCGAGCAAGTTCTCGGAGTTCTGCGTTGTCGTCGCGGTCAGCCTTAGGAGCGATCACAGCAGCGAACTCGGCACGGGCTGCATCAGCCTGTGAACGAGCCTCTGTTGCGGCCTTCTCCGAACGAATCGCCTCAGCGATTGTGCCAGCCTCTGCAACGAGACCGTCAAACTGCTGCTTCGAGTCGCCTTCTAGGACTCCGCCCTTCTCGGCGAGGTCCGTGACAATCGCCTGAGCCTGCGTAAGCAGGTTCGCGCGCTTGTCGGCAAGATTGTCGTATGCCATTTCTAACTCCTTTGCGTCACTTGGACGCTTTCTATTCCTTGTCTTGATATTGCGACTCACCAAGCGGGATGACCTGATCGCGGGCTCGCCTACATCGGGCGGCGGGGCGGGGTCTCGTGGCTTTAGAGTTCCTGATCTAGCAGGCGCTTGGTCTGCAACATCGCCATCGCAACAGTCGGATCAACTCCAACTGGCTTTGGCGCGAGCCTCTCGCGCACCTGATCCATCACCTTGAGGTCATCTTCCGTCAGCGGATTTGCTGACTTGATGTTCTCAAGCGTATTCATTAGCCGGTCGCCGTCTACGCCGATCTTGTCAGCGGACACCTTGCGAACAGCCGTGAGACCAATCGTTGCTGGGTAAGCAGGAGTCTGTCCAGCGGACAGGACGCTCACCTCAAACAGGTTGATCTCGTTGAGTGTGCGAACAGCCTCTTCCCAGACATCGCCGTTCTTTGGGATGGAGAACCCGAAGGACATCCCCATCGAGCGAGCCTCGTGCGTCAGTTTGCTGATCACGCTGGCTGCATCTGGATCGGCTGGGTCCAACTTCGCCTCAACCTTCAAGCCGCGTGCGTCCTCAGTCAGTGTGAGACGGCCGCTTGCGGTCGTTGCAAGTGCGCGAGTCTCATCGTGACCAAAGAGGAAGGAGATCATCTTCTTGCCATCGGCAACACGCTTCAGCGTTCGGCTGAAAGCGTTTGGCGCGATGACCTCGGTGAACTGCATCCCATCGGATGGCGTGTTGAAGAGCGCGGCGTAGCCGGTAAAGGTCTTCTGCCCATCTTCACCCTCGGTGACGGTGAAGTCGCCCATTGGAAGTGCGCGAGTCTCAAGTTCCTTCAAGTCAATGATCTCCCTGTCTTCAAGCGCGGCGACGATGCCTTCTGCCCATCGTACAACGCGGTCAGCGCCGTCTGGTTGTGTGGGATTCACGCCCCAAAGCAAGGCGGCCACGGCCCCCGGTCCTGGCCAGTTGTCATCGGATTCGTCGCTGTTCTGCGGTACGCCCTCCCAGTCCACGCGGTGGCGCGCGATCCACGCGATCATCCGTCGCGCCTTCTCGTCGCTGACGCTGCCGCCTGCAAGGTCGCGTGCGTCGCTGACAGTCTGCTCGACCAGTCCGTCGCCGCCGAGTCCGTCGGCGTAGTAGCCAAGTCCCTTCTCGGCTGCGCTCTGAATGTAGGCAGGAACATCAACGAGGGCGCGGATGGCGTTCTGTTCTTCGGTGATGTCCATCGTTGAGGCGATTGCCTCGTCTGGTGTCATCGCTTCAAGTCCGAGTTCACGCGCCATTGCTCGGACATCAGCGTCGTTGTCTACGACCATTTCAATGTTGTCCGCCCCAAACTCCTCAATGAGCAGACCGTACTTGTATTCCTTGAATGCCAGCCCAGTGGCGAACGGCGTTCCCTCAAAGTCGTTCAGGTGTACGGCCTCAACGCCAGCCACCTTGTTTTCCTGAAGCCAAGCGCGGGTCTCTTGCAGTCGGTCAATGCTGCGTGCGCTTACGACGATGACCTGCTCCTCGCCGCTCATCACCTGCTCGTTGAGCCAGTCGATATAAGGCTGATTCGGCGTATCGCCAGTTGTCGTCAGCGTGCCGTCAATGTCGGTGATGATGTAACTCACGCCTGTGGCTCCTGACCAACGACGCCGATGTTTAGTGGCTTCCAGTATTCGTCGCCTGCTGGTCCGATTGGGGAGCGATCCTCAAGTGAGCGCACTTCGTTCAGGCTCAGGAATCCATTGTTCAGTGCCGTGCTGTAGGAGTTGTATCGCTCCTGCGTGGTCGCGCGGAGCAAGCCGTCCAGCGTGAACTTTAGGAAGGTCTGCTGGCTGCCCGGCACGAGTCGCTGGAAGCCAGCCTCAAGCCGAGCGATGAGTGGACCGAGTCCGAGACGCAGCCACTCAATGCCGATCAGTTCCACCGAAGCGTAGGACGTGTTGCCGCCTGGCACCTGAAGCATATGGAGTGGGATGCCGTAGAGACGCGCAATAGACTCCACGCTGTAGTGCATCGTCTCAACCAACTGCAAGTCGGAGACCTTCGCGCCAAGTTGCTGGAAGTCTGCGCCGCCTGTAAGGACGGCAACCTTGAAGGCGTTCTTCACGCCGTCGTGACGACGACCGAATCCGTTGCGAAGTGCGTCAGCCTGATCCTGCGTGAGTTCGCCTGGGACCTTGACTACGCCGCCAACGCTGGCGTTGTTCTCGTAGAACTTGGCGCTGAAGATCTGCGTCGCGGCCGCGAGACCAAGCGTCACCTTGTGATGCTCGATTGGCGACATCCCGCGCAGATTCTCTCCAGTGCCGAAGAGCGTGATGTGAACGATGGAGTCGGCGCCAAGCACGCTGTCGCCGTTCGTGGTCCTGATGTGATACAGCGGCTCGCCCATCTCGTTCTGGGTGACGGTCACCTTCTGGGGATCTAGCACCCTTGTCTCAACGACTTCGCCACTACGACCAGTCAGGAACAGGATGAAGGCGTTGCCGTCTAGCAGCAGGCTGCTGACGACGCGATGCTTGAAGTCAAAAGATGTGAAGTTCGGGTTCGCCGGTAGCGGCGTGTCCATCCAACTTGGGCGCGGACGATATGGTCGGCGGGTGCCGTCAATGCGGATGTAGGTATCCCACGGCAAGGCTGCAACGGTGTCTGCGTACAGTTTGACGGCGGCATAGACAGCGCCAATGCTTGTCGCGTTCTCTTGGTTTACTGCAACACCTGCGGATGTCGCGCCCTCGCTTGTGAACCATCGCCCCCCGATAGTTCGCTCCTCGGATTGCTGGCGTCCTAAGACGCGATCAAGGATTCCCATTTGTCTCCTTACAGTTCAATCCACTTCACCTCAGCGCGCGGCTTTGGCGCCAGTGCGTTCCCAAGTGTACCCGCTCGGCTGTGTGCCATTAACGCAGCGACCAATAAGTCGATGCGCTTCAGTGAGGTCTTGGACTCTTTGCGGATCATAAGCCCATTGCGGCTGTAATACGGTGTGGCATTTGCAGCGTGTCTGGCAAGGCTTGGATCGCCATTGTGCTTCACACGGCCATTGACCACAGCGTCGTAGAAGGCGGCAGTTGCTGGCACCATACGGCTTGGCGTCTGAGGGAACTCCACGACAGGCAAGCCGATCTGCTGCCACGCCTCCATTGACCGCTGCCAGCGGAATGGGTCGCAGACGATCTCTCGGACGGTGTGCGTCTGGCAGATCTCCAGCATCTTGGCTTCCACCTCCTCCACTGGCACGCGCCAGTTGAGTTCTGCATCGAGCGGCCGCTCCCAGTGTCCGAGGACGAAGAACGCCTTGTCGCTGACGCGGCAGGCGACGATGGCAGTGGAGTCGTTGCTGAACGAGCCGTCAAAGCCCAGCACCACTTCGTCCTCCTTGTTGAGTGCAATC